TTTTTTTTCATATTCAAGTAAAGTTTTATGATTGTGGGGCTTTCCGCTTTCTTCATCTAGTATATTTTTTTGTAAATAATTCAATGCTACTTTTTTGGAATTACAATTTTTTATTGTGTAACATATACTAGGTGCATACTCAGGAATCATCCATGATTCAACCTCAACATCATAACTCATAAGTAAAAAACATTTCATATAAGTCCTGACTTTCTCATTCGATTAATTTTATCCTCAACCTCATGGGCTAACCTTCTGTTATCCTGCCTCAATTCACAAATTTCTTTTTTTAATTTAATTATTTCTTTTTTAGCATCCCTCATTTCTGGTGATGAATCAACATGATCCTTTTTAATAACTGTGACTTCCTGTTTAGGTCGTGAGTTTTCCTGCATCTCTGTTAATTCACGATAAGTTTTATCAGGATTTTCTTTAGCAAGTTCATGAAGAGTTTTGTCAACCATAGAATATCTCCTTGATTTGTTCAGTATTAAAATACTTTAGATCATCCTTTAAATGTTTAACATAAACATCTGTAAAGCCTTGAAATTTTAATTCATTTGCAATCTTAAATGACTTAGAGGTAGCATCAGGATCAAGAGCAACGTATAGTTTTTTGTATGGTTTAATATATTTATTATGGTTATTAACTAAGGATGTTCCCAAGATAGCAATCCCTGTAAGAATATTAGATACCGCACAGGCGGATGCACAATCCTCAACGATAACTGCATCATCACATTTGCCACATTTAAAAGGAATACTTTTATCCGTATACATATACCACTTTGGATATACTTGAGCATTAAGTCCCCGACCTACAGCCCCTGCATATTTATTATCCTTAGGATCTTTAATCATAAAGACAATTCTATTCTGTTTAACATCATACTTAATATCAGCACGACCCCAGGCAACGGCTTCCCAACAATTATTCTTATGTAGATATTGTTTTGCTTTTTCATTTGAATGCACAGATTTAAAACTATCGGGAACATTAAATTGTCTAGGGGTATCATCTTGGGTTTGTCTGAATGTCTTGGCTACATACTGCATATCTTTTTCTTTTTGTTTATCCCCCTTAGCACTGCAAGAAACATGGAAACAATACCAGCTTAATTTATTATCAGTTGTACTTACAATAAAAGTATTCTTGTTGTGACAGAAAGGACAATCACTTCGCATTTCCGTATCGGGAGGAATAAAAAGTCCTTCGACAACTGCCAGTTGCTGTTGGTAATTCAAACTCAACTTCCCAAAATTAATTCTTTTTCTTTTTTAACACCATTAAATAATTCTTCGTAGGTAATTATTACACGTTTATCATCAAAGAACGTATCCTTTTCCAATTTCATATAGCCTTTTTCAATGCAAACCCCAGCTACATGATTAATATAATCAATCATTTTTACTGTTGGCTCTGACTTGAGGGAAACTTTGACGGTGCCATGAACACCATGACCAAATAGTCTAATTTTATATCTTTTCACAAGATATTTGTATATCAGAAATTTTTTAATCTGTCAATGATTTTATTTTTTCTTGGTTGTAACTTTAAACTTCCAAATATTTTCAGGATCACCGATGCCGTAATTTAAGGCACTCTTTAAACTTTCTTTGATATCATTTGCCGTTATTTCTTTTTCAACATTACTAATTTCTACGATATAAGTTTTAGTTTTTATTTTTTTTGATTTCATAATGCCTCCGTATTTTGTGCGTTTAAATAATCATTTGGATTCATCTTTTCTTACATACATTGTTCTAAAACCATTTCTTTTAGGTTCTAATACTTCTGTTAAATAAGTATCAACTTCACTCGCACAAGTATCATCAACATCACCATACTTTTCAACAACACCATTACTCCACGCTAACTCTATTGTCCAGCCTATTACTCTTCCTTTACCCTTTTTCATTTATCCCTCCGAATATTTTCCACGCATATGATCTAGATGTACCTCAACATGCTCATTAACAATTTCTTGTATTTCATTAGCGAGACCTTCATGTTCTGTAAATAAATCTGCCGATCCAATTTTAATATTCGTTCCATCATTTAGATCCACAGTAATAGTCCAAGATTCGAAAGCCAGTGGTGGTTCGTTAGGTTGGCTCATTTATTTTTCCTTTCTCTGTTGGCTTACAATAAGTAAAGCCTATTCTATAATCTTTTTTATTAATAGTATAATTAAAATTAACTTCATACTCATCAACATATTCTTCACAGGATTGATAGTCTATAAATTTTTCCTTTAATAAATATTTTACACCAACCCTTGCATCAAAGTCAGTAAATAAAAATATAAATAATTCAAACATAATTTATAAATGATTAATAAGTTTTACTATCACTAATTTAAGACTAAGTTTTTTTAAATGCCCGCGTTCGTAATGATGAAGTAACTTCTTGTGTAGCGTTACTATGTAGTCGGGATCTGTTCCTGCTATATCACACATCAATCTAAATCTTGGTTTGCTTGTGTTAAAGAAATCCCTCGCCTGACTTTGCATAACACTTAACTGATCTTTGGAACAAAAATTTACACTGCCTATGCTACCAAGACTATCCATCAAAGCACGTTCCAGCATGGCTTTGGCAAGATTTTCCTCTGCTCCAATAAGAAAACCTCCCTTGTTGATATTACTTACGTTGTGATTTAAAGTATTCATTGACAATTTTGTAAAAATATGTTATGCTTTTTTGTTCCCTTAGGGAAGCCTAATAGATATAGTCCAACCATAACTTTATGTAGAAATATTAGTCTTACCTTCTTGTATCTTTTCGGTCTCAAGAATTTTTGTTGTCTTCTTAAAGTTTGCATTGATCATAGCCTTAGCCATATCAATTTGTTTCTTAAGCCTAACTATCATATCATAAGGAACACCGTCAGCTTTAATAAAATATGTAAGGTCATCCGATATCTGTGATGAAACATCTTTCTTTCGTAATCCAAAGTATTGCCAGTCGGGTTCTTTACTTACATTTTCAAGATAATTTGTTAAGGGGTCGTTGATGGTAGGCTCAGGCTTTTTATTTTCTATGGTCATGATTTTAGTAAACCATTTATTTTCTTTACTAAATCTTCAAGGGTTGAACTAACTTTATGTTTATAAAGAAAATGTTTATGATCAGCTTTTAGTTCATTTAAACTAGGATCTTTATATGAAGATGATGCCCCAGTAGGTTCAACTTTATTTTTCCTACGTTCATATGCTTCAGCTTTATTTTTTGTATCTCGATGATCTTTTAATTCTTCGTGATGTTCTTGGGTCATAACAGTTCTCCTTAATTAAAATTATCAGGATCTGATTATCATGTTCAAGCAATCATGTCAAGAAAAAATTACAGGATAGACCACTAGGATAATTACCCCACCATAGAATAGACATCCAAATATATTACGCATTACACCCTCATTGTTTTGTACATATGGTCTAAACCTATGTATTATAGGATAGTCTGTCAAGTACTAGGACTAACTTTACACCTTAAATAAGGTGCTATTTTACTAGGTTTTAGGGGGTTGACAAAATATTTTTATTTTGACTTTAGTTTTTGGGGTGATTTTTGTGTACTTTAATAAATCCCAAGACGATTTAAAAGTTTTTTTGTGTTAGCTGATATTAAATGATGATGTCCCAATGAACACATGCGATCATCACTTGTCCACCAAGTCTCATACTTATCCTCATCTTGCGTTGCCTTACCGCCAAACATTTTTTCAATTAGAATTTTATCTGTCCATCTAAGGTGATCTTTAGTTTTGAATATAAGATTAAGGGTATACTCATGATCACCATCATGTAGATTAAATTCTTGTAAAGTGTAGAGTGCTTTAGCCATAGTTTAAAGTATTTTTAAAGTAGTCAAATAAACCTGTTCTGCCGTTATCTAGTATCGGTACGTGGTGACACCTAGAATTAAAGTCAGTCCACGAAAAGTTAAGCACGCTATTTATTTAACCACAGAAACACTCTAAACTACCAAACATAAATGTCAACAGAAAAAATCGAATATTCGATATCTTAATGCTTGACTTATTTTCTTGTATTCTTTATATATATTACATTCTAATTATTTGGGTAAGTTCTTACTGATCAAATCATATGACCAAGTAGATAGATAGGGGTAGTATCCGAGAGGTGCTACCCCGTATTCATTACTAGACCTAAAAGTAGCTAGTAATAGTGGCGATACCACTTAAAATATCGGGTGTTACTCGGTGATGAATAGAATAAGGGTCAGGTGTATTCCAACGAGAAACAAGAGTTATTACTTATGTGGTGTACACGGGTTATAATAACTACACTTGACCCTTAAAATTAAAACAAAGAAAAAGGAATATTAATGAATAAAAAAATTGATGCAATAAAAAAGAACAAGGAAGATACAAAGAGAGCAGTAGGTAAGCAGATTAAATGGAGTGTTACCTACGGCAATGCCCGTTTAAATACCACGTTACTAGTCCACGAGGCAATCACTAAAGGATATATTAAACTAGAGTATAGTGATAAGGATGGAAATAATAAAAAAACTTTAAATGAATTAGAATTAATCGGCAATGAACACATTAGATATTTTAAAAAGGAATACACTCAAAAATATTTAGGTGTTACTTGGACAACCAAGACACATAAAAATCAATTGGATGCTTTAGGTGATGCCCTTAAGGATGCTATTGTTTTATATCAAACGAAGTCTTTAGAAGAGGATGAAGGTAAACATTTAGACGGGAAGAAGGGTGATAAGTTATGGGTTAAGAGTAAATTTGTAACAGATAACAATCCTAATTTAAATCCTAATAAAGCTAAAGGTAAAATGCTTTTATCCTTCAGTCAGCTTGACGAAACTTGTCGGAACTATTATTCAAGGCAAGGCAAGGGATCGGGTGGAACGGCTACGATTAAACTTGATCCACAAATTGAGAAATTAAATGTAGCTTTGGTTAATGATATGGGTGATAAGGCTAATCCTTTTCTGAAAAGTACCAAGAAAACACAGGAAAAATTAGTGGCTTTATCAACAACAATTAGTAATTATATCCGAGAGAAAATCTTAAGTGAAGGAGTTACGGATATACCTGAAGATAAAGTTAAGGATACACCTGAAGAAATTCCAAACCAAAAAGCCATCGTTAATGTTCAATAGTTGCTCCCAAAAGAAAGGCTAGTAGATCTGAAGATTTTCCCCTTACCTACTAGCCTTTGGTTTTTTACTCGTGATAATGGTTAGTGTTTAAATGTTTTGTTCGCTCTGCTCTTGATCGCTGTATCCCCTATCGAGAGAATGAATTAAATATTCAATAGAAAGATACTTAGCAAGGTCAGCTTTAGAAACTGTTAGCTGATACCTTACATTATTTCCATATTCAAAAACAAAATATCTAATTTTATTTTTGGTATAAACTCTGAGCAACTTATCACAAATGAAATATCTATATTTTTCTATTTCACCTGTTACTCGATTGGTTGCTTTAATCCAAAGTTCAGGATTTAATTTCATAGGCATATACCCCCTTTCTGCTATTCAATAGCATACTCGTTGATTTAACCTAACCATTATTCACGATGTCAAAGAACTAAGTATCCAAGACTACAAATCAGATACTAACCACAGTATATCATAAACGTATAGGTTGTATGGTTATTTTGGAAGATGTTTGCCGAATAAACTAGCAACACCATTGTAATAAAATGTGATGTCACTACTCTGTTCAGGTAATGTTCCTTTGACTTTGTTAAATAGTAGAACGATTTAAAAAAAATGAGTGTTGATATTGCTTTGTAATATAATGTGATGTTGGGTTTTTTCGTTGAATGACCATTAGATCCAAATAAAATGATAAATAAACTTATTGATATTTATATTTAAAAGTTTATATTAAAGACATGAAACAAATAGTAAACAGAGTATTTTATATTGAGTACAAGGCACAATATAAAAGATACCCTAAAAGAAAACCGATTAAACTTAAAAGACTTGGTGCATTTATTGAAGGTTGTATCTTAGGTAAGCATAAAGAACTAGGACACCCTTACTTAAAGTATCATGATTTTAAAAAGAATAATTTCAGGACGGCATCAGTTAAGTTTAAACTAACAGATCCTAAAACAAAAAGGATCTTACTTAAGGTAGGTTAATGTTAATCGATAATCCATATATTTTTTATCCGTTTATTTTTATTGTAGGTTTATTTTATTTTTATTGTAGGTTTATTTATTTTATGGTACTTTAAATAGATATGGACAAACAAACTGAAACTTTTTTTGATAGTGACCATAAGAAATGTTTTAAAAATGCTATAAGAAAAAAAGCATTTAGATCTAAGGAAGTTAAAGATCCAATCAATTATATTATGTATATGTGTAGCAATTCAAATTATGATTGGTTCAAAGCGAAGCTAACTAAAAAATCCTATAAGGTTGAACGTAATTAAATGAATTTAGATGTGAACCATATAGATGTTAATAATAATTATCAAATTAAACTAGATATAGATAAAGCAATTTACAGTTATTGTATTTGTAAAAATGGAAAGTATTACAAAAAAAAATTTCCTAAAGGTACAATTCGTAAACAAGTAGTAAGGGAAGTAGAGAAAATTTTTAACATCACATTATATTACATAGATTAGAATGATATATATTGTAGCAGGCATAATAATTTTTATAGTTTTATTTGTTGGTTGGTTTTGTGTAGGTCTTAAAGTTTTTTTAGATGAATTGGATCGTTAATAAATGATTGATGAATTTTTTATTGTATTGTTATTGATTGGCTTAGGTGTGATTAGTTTAGGTTGTATCTTACTTATAATCTCAGAAATATCAGAACGTAAACAAGAAATAAAAGACTTTAAACAATCTAAATTAAATAATTCTTTTAATAGATCTAAATCATATTATAAGTATGAAGGTACTTGTTACTGTAAACGTTGCCAAGCTAACAGGCAGAACAAAAAGAGAACATCCAATATCCATCTTAATTAAGATCTAAATTTTATTATTGTATATAATTTTTAAATCATTATATTAATTGCAATGATTACTTGTAGATTTTTTTTAAATAATAGAATTAAAACTTTTACAGAAAAAACCATAAAGGATTGTTTAAAAAGTTTTTTAAATAATTATCATGAGGCTATTAAAGAATTAAAATTTGTTATAGTTCTTAATGCTTTAGGCAGTGGATCAAGGCAAGTTATTAAAAGCGATTTGTTTAAAAAAATTTATTTAAATAAAAATGATACAAATTAAAACATTAAAGCAAGCTAGGTCAATAACGGGCGGGATCTCAAACCGTAACCGCAAAATGCCCTTCTATAGTTACGGGTTACCCGTTAAAAATTGTATTACAGGATCTAAATTATCTAAAATTAAAGGTTCAACTTGTAATATCTGTTATGCTAAACGTAACATGTATAATACTTATGCCGTTAAAACCTCACATAAAAAAAGACTTAAAGGAATTAAACATCCTTATTTTATACAAGCTATGACTTATGAAATTAATCACTTAACAAAAAATCAAACTAAAAAAAAATATTTTAGATGGCACGATAGCGGGGATCTACAAAGTTTAAAACATTTATTAAAACTAGTTAAGATTGCAATCGATTTACCAAAAATAAAATTTTGGTTACCAACTAATGAACGTAAATTTATTAAA